GCCTGATTTGCAGGCGGCATGTCCAGCGTGAACGAGTCAAGCGTGAATGTCAGACCAGTGGTTGTGCCAGCCGTGGTGGCCACCGCAGCACCGCCTAACGTGGCCGACACCGTAAAGGTCGTCGAGCCGTTAGTGGCGATGATGTAGTAAGTGTTGCCAGTGGTGATGCCTGTTGATGTGCCAGTAGAAATTCCAGTGACGACGATGGCTTGGCCAACGAATAGGCTTGGGGTCGAAGAGCATGTGCACTGACCATTTGTGCCCGCAACGGTGACGCCAGAAAGCACTGCGCCGCTTGAGAGCGACGTGACGTCCATGACTCGTGCGGCTGCGTTGTCTGTGTCGCTGCCATTGATTGGCCACGACAGAGTTTCGTCAGCAACGAGCGTAATGCTGCGGTATGAGACGTCGGTCGGTTGAATTACCTGACCAGTAAATGGGCTATTGAAACTCATGAATCCCTCGCAATCGCCTGACGATCAGCACCGCGTGTGACGTTCTCTGTCTTCAGGACTTCAATAATTCGGTCGTAATTGCTTTGCCACATTGGCATGCGCTCGTCATTCTTGAGGAACGGCATAGCCTGCAACAAAGTACCGTACAGCAGCGCTTGTGGCGCGTACTGGGTGAACCAGTTTGATTGGTTCGAGGAGTCCAAGGGCTGCACGCGCTCGTAGTACAGCACCTCGTAGTTGTAACCTAGTGCAGGCGTAGGACCAATCAGCCAATGCTCATAGTCGTAGTCGCAAAAGAACAGCGGCACGTCCGTTGAAGTTGGGTTTGGCCAATACTCGCGGATGTACTCGTATGTGCGCAGCAATACAGGCTGGCGCTGGCCTGCCACGGTCACGTTCATTGACACCGTCTTGCGCCAGCGGGCAGGCTTGGGAATGACGTTTTCGCCAAGGACCATGGTGCTTGTGGCCACAGTCAGGTTGCCAAGGAATTTGATCTCAGCCGCAATGATCTGCTCCGCCAGCATAATGAACTGCGGAATCTTGTCCAAAGTCTGCTGATCAGTACGCTCCAGATAGGTCTGGATGTCGTTGACCAGAGAGTCATACGTCATTACGGCTGCGACTGTCATGTGGTGGCATCCCTTCTTTTGTTCATTTTAATGCCTAAGCTAGCTCTAAGCAAACAGTCTTGTGCCAGCTTTGTCAATAATCAACGCCTGTTTTCGGGGCTTTCCGTCATCTTGGTTTGGAATGCTGATGTGCGTCCAGCGGTCAAACTCACGAATTACTTGGTCAAATTCAAGATCTGAGGCGATTACCGCCCTTACCACTTGGTCTGGCGTCATGGCGGGAACACGAATATCAGCAGCACAGCCGATGCGATGCTGAGAAGTGTCTTTGCTGCCCACAGCATCATTGACTTGTTTACTGCGGAAGGCTGAATTGACCATGATGGGCTTTCCGCCAAGTACAGTTTTGAGTTTTTCAAGAAATTCGGCCAGTCTTTGAATGTTTTCAAGTTCTTTTTCATTTGGAATATTGTCAAATTCACGGTGGTCCGTGTGCGTTAATTCTTCAAGTGTGAAGTGTGGCGTGAGGTTCATTTTTTAATCCTGTCTGCAATTTTTTCCATGGTACGGCCACCAAAGTAAAACGACATGACCAACATTCCCCACTGGCCAAGCAACTCAACATAAGCGCCGCGCGTCTCATACTCAAAAATTGATGCAATAGCAAAGCCAGAATAGGCCAGCAAAAGGAATATAAGCGTCATAGGACGTATATTTTTGGACAACCAAGAGTCAGACCCCATATCGGCCTGAACGCGCTGTGTGAGGTTGTTTTGCTCAGTCTCGTACAGCTTTGTTTCGTTGGCCATCTTGGCTAACTCGCCATCTTGAGCCATTTTAGAAAGTTCTAATTGCGCCTTGGCTTTGGCCTCTGGGTCTGGAATTAGTTTGTCAATGAGCTTGCCGCCCACGTTTAGAAGTGCGTCGAGTGCGATCATTGTTTGCTCCTTGAAAGCATGGTTGCTGCAATTTCCATCATGGTTCTTGCCACTTGAATGTCGGCAGGCTCATTGTCCCAGCCAACAGTAATTTGGCCAACAAAACGGCTTGGATCAGGTGGGATGCTGATTCGGCAGGTGTAGGTGACACCCTTGGCGATATACCACAGGCCCATTTCAGATTGCGCTGATCGGTATTCACCACAAGGAATCTCGCTGGCCATCAGTCTGACCACATCAGCGTTGTTGAGTGAATTCTGGGTAAACAGGCCCACATCCAGCCCATCGTTGGTTTTGTCTCGGCCCTCTTTGGTGTAAGCGCGGTACAGCACTCGGGTTCCAAACATAGGGTTTACTTTAAACACGGCCACAACGGTTGCATTGGTGGTTTTAAACAGGTGGGCAGCAGCGTCTTCAACTCTGTCCTCAACAATGCTTGGCATTCGCTTGGACTCTTTGTAAGCCCCCACTAGCAGTTCTTGGTTCTGCCAAACAAAGTAACCAGCGAAAGCAAAAATCGCCATGAGGATCAGCGCAAACAGCTTGAACGGGCTGTCAACATAGGACAGCACCTTGCTCAATACGTCTGATGGCTTTTCATCACTCATAGTCCAAACATCCCCAATATCTTGGTCACGACCTTATCGGCCAACTCATCAGGCAGGAAGCGGAGCAGTCCGAGCACCCACCAAACAATACACAACCGTACAAAGATTTTAAGGAATTGGTCAAACTGCTTTTGGTACTCATTCACCGACCACACCTTGTCTTGGCACAGAAATCTTGTATCTCAGCGATGCCCCAGCCAACTGCGCCTAAAAGCATCACGATCACGACAACTCCAATCGCCCACGCCATCTGCTCTTGTTCTTCTTCTTTGCGCTTCTTTTCTTCAGCCTTCAACGCCGCCATTTCCTTGGCGTCATCTCTGTCCATCTCAGCTTGTCGAGCTTTGGTGGCATTCCACACGTCTATGCGTCCCGCTTGCATGAACAGCAGTTGCAATTGGGCTTCAAACCGCTTCGCCTCATCGAGCGCCATCTCGATCTGTAGCGCTGCTCCAAGGTTAGATTTACCGCCTGTACGCTTGGCTTGAAGCATCGCCTTGGTAGCGGTGCTCTTGGCATCGAAAAGCCGCGAGATGGATGGAGCCAAGCCCGCTAGATCACTTGCGACCTTACTAGCCTTCTTGACTACGCTGATTGCACTCTGTAGTCCTTCTAACGCTGTTATGGGGTCTATTGGGATCATGACCAAAAAATCTCAAATACTTTCTAGCCAAAAACTAAAGTCCTAACAACTTCTTAACAAACTCGGCAGCAACCCCGGGGCCAAGCAACACCACCGCAATCAGGATGTACAGCAGGTACTCGATCTTGGTCATGCGCTTGGAACCATCGTCAAAACGGGCCTGAATGCCCTCGTAACGTTGAGCGCAAATTGCCTCGTGAACACTCAGACGCTTGTCCGTTTCCGTAGCAAGTTCGTGAATCGGTTCCATCGGTCAATTTCCGCTCAACTAGACGTTTACTCAGCAGCAGGTGCTTCAGGGGCTGCGGGTGCAGCTTGGGCTTGGGCTTCTTGCTGAATACCGTTGATCAGTTGCTGCACCTGAACAAAGGGCTGGTTGCCCAAATATTGCAGGATTGCGTTGATCAACTCAGTTGATAGTGCGATTTTTTGCATGAAATACTCTCCGTGTAATTGCCGCTGTTAGGGCCAGCGGTTTGCCCTTTTGCAATTATGCCGCAGCGGCCTGCAAAGGACCAAGATCTTCGGTTGTCCAAAAGTCTTTAGCCAGCATGATCTTGAGGTGCTCTTTGTTACGAGCAACAGTGTCAGCCCAATCTTCAGCAGTCATGCCTTCTGGCTGTCCTGCGTTAATCAGGTTTACTGAGTCCATTGCGGCACTGTAGTGACGAGCAATTTCTTCTGCGGTTGGGGTTTGTGTTTCAATAGTCATTTTAATTACTCCAAGGTAAAGGTTGGCTTTGCGGTTTTGCTGGGGGATTTTTTAGCAGATCAATTTGTGTTTGTACAGCAGACTCAACATCAGCAATACCTTGTGCGCCAAGGCTGGCTTGAATCCAACCAAGTACAATTGCTTCAGTCAATTCGTTGTACGGAATAAACGGCGTTGACTGCTGGGAGTCAAACATGGTTTGCCCGCTTACTCTTGCGCCATAGTCGCCATCAACACCGTCAACAAACCAAAATGCGTTTACCACATAGTTTGGGTCTGGTTGTTGAACGGTATAAAGCGTGGCAATATTCCATGTAAATGTTGTCATGTTTTTCTCCAATTACTGCGGTATAAAGTTTGCGCCCGACAAACCTTCAATTACATAATAAATTTCTGGTGCACTTCCTGTGTATGTCAGCGTGCAATTGATTGTGTAAGTTGGTGAGCCGCCATTATCATATGCAACAGTAATGGCTGTAATGTTTCCACCACTTAAAACGGAAGAACTTACCCCCGCTGTTGTTGCGCCTCCGCCATAAGCCACTGTAATATTACCTGACCAAGCTGCTGGGCCTGTACCTTCTGACCCCCCACTAATAGCCATAACTTTTACACTTAATGCGGCAGTTGGGCCAATTACACAAAGCTTTAAAGATGTACCGCTTGCGGCAGCAGTTTTTACGCCTGTAACACTCTTGAAGAAACTGAATGCGTTGGTGTTGCCGGGGCGATAAGTAACGTTTGAACCGTCAGTCCATTGTCTCGGGTTTCCATCCCCATCAGACAGCACGATGTAGTTGCTTGACGCGCGAATGTCTAGGCCACCTTGATTACCTGTGTAGCCGCCAATGATGGTGTTTTTGGAGCCAGTGGTCATTGCTGATCCGCAACCGTTAGAAACACCAACAACCAGACCGCCTACAAAAGTGTTTGCAATTCCGGTGGTTACACTTTGTCCGGTATATGCACCAACAAAACAATTACCTGCTCCCGTGGTTACATTAAGCCCCGCCCCAGTACCGAGATATGTTGCGTAATTGGCAGTTGTATTGTTATACCCCGCCT